TCTTCTCCTGCATCGCCAAAGTGATAGATGTCGGCCGCAGCTCCAGAGGCTCCTTGGACCGTTAATGTCTGAAACGTAGCACCTAATCCCGACGAGCCGCCTGTCAGATGCTCGGGCACTGCCCCAAGCGACAAGACGATACGTCCGGTGCTGGCATGAACGACTGTGATGGTGCCAACCACCTGTATGTATTGACCACCTGTCGGCCGCGTGCGTGTCCAGCCACCCGCCGTGGTGTCCAAATAGACCAGATCACCGACAGTACCACTGCTGGTATTCTGGCTGGATAGCTCCATGAAGATGGCTGCTGTGCCATCGGCCCCATCCGCGATCGTAGCTGACGTCACGGCCTGCGCGAAATAGGTAGAGCCTACCGCTGTAGTAGAGATAGCCTTAGTGATGGTGGGGTAGTTGTTGCTGCCGTCTGAGTACGTGCCGGAGAAGTAGACGAGGCTATTGGCAGCGATAGAGCTGCCCGTGGCGTTGCGGACCTTGATACGCACTCCTTCGACGTTGGCGTGTGTGCGTAAGCCGGAGACCCGCAAGCCATTATCTTGAATATTTAAATAATCTAATTTGGTTGTATTCGCCCAAGTCTCCACCTCGGTGAAGGGGGTGTTGACGTGGCTGGCATCGTGCGCCAATCCATTGGAGGCGGTCTTAGTCAGCGATAGTGTTGGCATTAGCGTCTATCCTCTACGTAGCCCAGTAGGGACCATGAGTTGATTTGAAAGTCCCCTTCGATGTTTCCGTTGTCGTATAGCTCTATATCAAACTTCTTGCCCAGCACACCCAAGCCAGACCGTGCGTTGACAAACTCACTGTTGTTCCACTCACTACCATCGTTCCATGAAGAACCATCACCCCATGTAGACAGGCCTGCATCCAAGCTGATGGTGCTGGTAGCTTCTCTCGCACCGCCATCAACTAAGGCGCGTGTGTATAGGTTGAAAGCACCAACCATCGTCGTGCGAAACCAGCCGGTGCGGAGGCTCTTGGTGTTGGAGCGCACACCATCGTCCAGCCCGTCGTAGTTGTCTCGACGTACATAGAAGGGAATGGAGTAGTCCGTGCCTTCAATGTTATCCACATACTGCCCTACGGCGTCCATCTCGTAGATAAAACCGTCTTGGGCCGACAGGCTGCGCACCGTGCCATCGACGGACGGGAGGTGGGTGTCGGGGTGGAGGCGTGCCGTAAAGAGGGTAGAGCAGGGCAGCGGCTGGTTGGTGTTGTCGCGGATGCGCCAAATGGGGTGTGCCTCAGCAGGGTTGCCAGCGAAGGCGATAGCAGAGGCCACGCTCAAGCAATAGATGACGTCTGCACGCGCTGTGGCGCTGTAGTTGTCTTTCTTTATCAGTGAGAAGCGGATCTCATCATACTCAGGCACATAAGCTGCCGTTACGTCGGCATACGATTCAACCGCCAGCCCATCTAATCCTTCGTAGCTGGTGCCGCGCACCGCTTTGCGTATCGGATCGGCAAGGCTTTTCATGACGGGCAGGCCCGAGCCGACCTGCGCGAGCATCATAGGCCCTTCGCGGCTCCAGAAGAAGCCAAAGTTGCTCGAAGCATTACCCCCGGCAGCGGGCACCTCCACATACGAGCTGTGGTGTACAGGCCCTATACGACTCGAGAGGACATCGCCGTCCCAGTCGCGGGGGCTGGCCGTGCCTAAGTAGTACGCACGCGTGAAGGTTTCGCCACCGACGATCAGGAACGTGCCCAAGGTGCCCAAGGCCGTAATGCGCTCGCCTTGCGCTCCGGTGACGTCTACCGCCAGCGTGGCGTCCCACGTGCCGCCATCGCGCACACCCGAAGGAAAAAACGAGTAAGGGTAAGTGGCGTTTCCAGACAGTATCAGTCGATTGGCGTAGACCGTCCCGAACTTACAGGGGTCGGAGTAGGTAGACTCACCCGGCGTCGACCAACTCTTCGAAGCGTTCATACGCCGCAGCGTCGTGCCATCGGCTATGTGCAGCTGGTCCGCGAACATCACCATCGAAGGACGCACGCTGTTAGCGATCGACACCGACTGCGCTGTCCACGCACGCGTAGTCGTATCGAAGGTGTAAGCGTCCGCATTACTGGACCCTTCGTTTACAGCGACAAGGATCTGTGTAGCGTTATTAAAGTGACAGTCCAGAGCCGCAGTGACGTTCTTATCCGATGCGGCTATGCGGCTGGCGTGTAGGGGCTTAACGCCCAAGTCCTTAGTCAGCGCACCACGGTTGGCGAAGTGCGCGTTTTGCACAGAGCGGTATTTACGCAGGGATTCCGACACATCCTGACGGATGCCGTCAAAGACGTTCGTCTCTTCCCATGTAAACTGTCCGTCGCGGTCTATCAAAGCGGAGGATCGGCCTTGGGTTTGCGTTTCGTAGCCTTAGCCTTCGGCTTGGGATCAGGCACTTTAGCCTCTTCCTTTTTCTCTACGGGCTTAGGCTCAGCGGGTTTAGGGTTCCATGCGTTCATATCAAAGCTCCAGGTCTACGGGTATAACCAGTTGTAAGTCAGTTTCTTGCCGCTTCTGCAACCATGCCAGCAGGCGGCGCTCAAGGCCCGCTCGGCCGGGCGAGCCATAATAGACAGACTGTATCTCGCGCAGCCTGTTGCGGTTCTTAATCGCACCGTCCATAGCAGCGCGCAGGGGCACCATCTGATGGAAGTCTTCAGGCACAGGACACATCACAGCGAACTCAGTCACCGAGCCAGCGGTTGTAGACAGGGTGGTCGACCATGCCGCGCTGGCGGTGGCCTGTAGCGTCGTGCCGCCGGTATAGTCGCTGATGGTGCGGACATCACCCACACCCGCATTCTTGGTCAGTAGGATCTCCATCCCGTTGTAATAGTCGTTGCGCACGTCAGGCGTGCCGTAGTTGACCGAATAATCGGGATCGGAGGTAAAGAAGTTGGCGGTAGACGATCCAGCAGCAGAGATACGCCCCTCGACCATCTGTCCAAAGTTGGGGATATAGTAGATGCGCAGGGCGTCGCTCTTGGCGGCCCCCGGCGTGGGCATCACCCGCACCTGTTGATTTTGTAATATAAAATGATAATTATCGGTTAAACTGACGGCGCCGGGACTGTTGTAATCGAGGTGTTCCTTCAGATAAGCAGAGGCAGGCACCTCGGTGATATTGTCTACGTCCTCTGTGAAGAGGATGCGACTGCCCAGCCGTGCGTTCAGCGGCAGGTCATACAACGCCTGATCCGCTACGAAGTCTATCGTCGCCGTCTGGACGTAGTACGTCGGCTGCTCCTGCGCGATCATGCGGACGATCTCTTGCTGTGCGGAGTAGAGCTTGCGCCAGATCTCGTCGCCAGAAAAAAAGCCATCGCCTGCGTCGAGGTATGACGTAAACTCTGAGTGCATCTCAGAGGGTCTCATGCGGCTACCAAGTCCTGTCGGTCGATCTCATCGATCATCTCGCGCTCTTCGATGTATTCTTCAACCGATTGAATGTCTTCTTTCGGAACGTTGCACGTGCCAAAGTCATCGGTGTATCCACCACGGGGCAGTACATCACTGGCTAAGGCTTCCATCTCGTTGCGGTGATGGTCCCGTTGGGCCAGCTCGGCTTTCTTCTGCGAGTCGATAGCCTCTTCGATCACCGCATTGCCTCGCCGCTGCAAGTCACCCATCGCCAGCGATCGCAGCACGCGGCCGTCGAGGGGTCGATAGCCCTTGTCGGCACCTTGCACCGTCATCACCAGCACGGGCACATCGTACAAGCGGCCCATGCGAGGGATGGAGCGGTAGATGCCCCACCGTTCTTGGCGGGACATCCACTTCACAGAGAGGCGCTCGTCGTAGGCTTTCAGCTTCCGGACGAAATGCCAGTCAGGGATATACATTAACTGGCACTCAGCGCCTTGAAGACGTCTTCGTCTTCTTCTGAGTTGATGCACAACAGCGGCTTGTAGTCGATCTCCAGTGCTAAAAACTGGATCTCATTAGTGGCATAATCGAGTGCATCCGCTTCCGCTGACCAAGTAATGCCTCCTTGGCGAGCAGTGAAATCGAGCGTGTCTGCGTTGATAACTCCTCTGGACGTCCGCTGGACGGAGTGTTGCGTAGTTACGCCACACCGATGCTCTGCGATTGCCGTATCTAACGCTGTAGCTGCTGCAACAGGCACCTCGCCAATGTCAAACTGGTCATACTTGACAAGCCAAGTGACATCGTCTGTAGTAGAAGCCGTACCGGCGTGTATGCTCCAAATAACGCGCACGCCGATTTCTTCAGTAGGATCTGCTATGCAAGGCGTTTGAAAATCAGGCGCAGCACCTGTGTCGCCTGCGGCCGCGATGAGAAGGCCACCCCATCCCACGTCACTTACTTCGGTTGGTACTGGTTCGCCAGTACCAAACACTGCACTGGCAGGGGTAGCACAGAACCCAAACCTGTTAGCGTGGATGTAATGCTTCTGGCGTAGCCAGTCTATATTTCTGTCTCTGATACCCATGATATGTTCCTTTAACCCGTTATACTGCCGGAGTCGCAGTTAGTATTTAGTGACCGCATCTGCGGCCGGTGTCTCGTAATGGTAGATGACATAAAAGGCGATATTGCCCGATGCACTGGAGTGAAAGCCAATAGCTTCATTGATCGTGTCGCTACGGACCGGAACATCCAATGTCACCGTAGTATTAGCCGCGCCGTAGATGCCATCGATAAGCGTGTCAGTGCCTGCCAGTAGCTGGAATGTCTGTGCACCGCCAAAGGAGATCACCAATTTGTCGATGACCGCCAATTTACCTGCCACAGCGGGGACTACTGCTGTGCTGGCCGTCTGCAAGTCGGCACTTTGAAACGATTTCTGATGGTAGATCTCGCCGCGCTCATTGCCCGGTCGAGGGATGGACATATTAATGGAAGCCATACGATCTCCTTATAAGAGGCGGGGCAGGGCCGTTAAGCCCCACCCCTATCCTCCCCACATCATTAACGCGTGAGATCGCGGATGACGAAGTTATTGGCCGGGTCAGTGCAACCGAGCTGGCCGTAGTAGAAGAGCGTAGCGTCATAAGCAGCAACGTCTTGACGACGGTGCATGACGTTGCCGTCCGTGTCGTCAAAGTCCCAGTCGGCGAGCTGATAGATCGCCAGCGACGACTCATCCAACCCGAACAGCATATCGGTATCGGCACCGTCCTGTACTTGCATACTGTAGCGCGGGCAGTCACGATCCCAGACAATCGGGATGTTAGCCCAGTTGATGGCCGTGAAGCCACCGTCCAGCTCCATCGTCGGGCTGTAGCGACGATCGGGTGTCAGCATCTGACCAATCTTCCTAAACTGAGTGCTGGAAGTGATCATGAGGCTTATATCGGCGTCGGCCTGCTCTTCGGTCTGAAGGATCGCCTGATCCAGCAGATCCTCGGTGAGCGCACGTGCCGTGCCGCTATTGGCCAATACCTGAGCATCCCACTCGGGATACGTTGAGCGGCTGACATTTTGCAAAGTAGTAACAAAAGTCTGGTCGGCTGCGTCGGCATCAACGATACCCAGTAGACCCATCATCTCATTGCCACGACTGTCTTCTCTGTAGATGTAGTCATTGTCAGCCCAAGAGTCCGAGCCGATAGTCGCCGTATTGGTCGATGTGGCTAGAGCTGAGACCGTCTGACTATCGATAGTTGCAGACCCACCAGTCTTAGCGGCAAACCCGTCCAATGCCATGCCGATTTTCACCTTGTGACCGCTCTGCAAGACTAAAGAAGTCGCTGAAGAACCAGAGCCACTAGCGATGCCTATGACGCCATTACCATCCCCAAAGAGCTGACGGTTGATGTCGTTTTTAAGATCGCGGCGGATGCCGTCCATTTCCGAGCCAATGGCGCGGAGGAAAGCACCACGGTCGTTGCGACTGGCCTGGATAACTGGATGCGTGATGCGGACCGTGCCGTAGTTAAAGGCATAGCCTATCTGCACCTCGACCCAAGTCTGACTCTGCGGCGTAGGCAGGGTGGGACCCGACGACGAGTCGCCGCGCGCACCGATAGCCTGCGACGGACGAATGTTGACGGGCACACGAGCGTGGCGGCCCGAGACATCGGTCTTAGAAGTGTCCCTGTCCAGCCGGGTCATCAGGATACGGTTGCTATTAATCGTCGATAGGAACCGTGGTAGGTAGAACTCTTTTAGCGCGGCATTAAAGCCGGTATTCGACGTGGTTGTGTAATACTGTGCTCCAGAAGCCATGATCTATAGTTCCTTACTTGCGCTGGCCCCCAAAGGCCGTCTGCGCGGCCCGATCGCCCGCTTCAAGAAAACGCCGCACGGTGTTCTCCAAGCCCTGTCCACGGAAGTCCATGTCAGAGTTATTGGCATCACGTATAGCGTTTTGTATTGACTCGGTGGCCGTGCCGCCCGACTGCCCCGTTTGTAGGGGTGGCGTATTATTAGTTTCTTGCGTCTTCTCCTGCACATACTGGTTGTTGGCCTGATGGCGGGAGCGGACGCGCTGGTTGTTTAATTCGCGGAAGAGGGCTTTGGCGTGGTCCATGTTGAACCCGTTCCCATACTTCTGCATGCCCTTCGTGGCGATGGCAGAGAGCATGAGGTCGCGCTCATAGGCATCGTCAATGCCTGCTTGCTGGGCCAAGCCTTCCAACTCATTGTTATACTGGCTCTTCGTAGCCTCGTTCTGCTGCTGCGTCACCGCCGCAGTGACCGCTGCGAGCTGCTGTGTCAGCGGGTTTACCGCCTGCTGCACTTGCATCTTGCTGGCCTCGGTGAGCACGGTATTCAGTCGATGGATAGCCTGATCGTCCGCCTCGGGAAATTCGCGTCGCAACAGGTCGCTCATGTCGTTTTCAGGTGCTTGTTGAGCTGGCTGCTGCGCTGCGTTGTTGTTTTGCGATTGAGCTTGCTGTGCCAGATGGCCCAACACGCCCTTGAGCTGGTCTACCTCGCGCCGCAGCGCCTCCGTTTCACCTGTCGGCTGCTCCGCAACGGGAGCGGCAGGCAGTGGGGAAGGCTCTTCGGCCGGTTCTTCCGGCTCATCTGGTGTAGGGTTAAACGTCTGGTTATAGAGATCATCAAAGACGTCATCGCCTATTACTTCAGGCTCTACGACAGCTGCAGGGGCCTGCTCTACGACAGGGACCTGCTCTTCGTTTTCAGCCATTACGTACTCCTATTGTTGTGTGGGGGCCGGTGCACCCATAGCGCCTGTGGCAGCTAGGGCGTCGGCCGCTTGATCGGGAGCGCCTTTGGCAGCTTGCGCTGCCATCATCGCCTGTTGTTGCTCTTGTTGCATGACCTGCTGGTGGATCTGCACGCGCTGGAGGATCTGCCCCTGTACTGGCTCGGGCAGGTCTTCATATTCAGAGGTCAGCATGAAGTCTTTATACACGCTGAACTGCACGGAGTGGTTGTCGACAGGTAGCGGCTGAGGCACCTCTTGGCCGTTCTTCATCATTTCGAGGTAGCGCCGAGCCTTCTTGGCGTCGAGCGTATACTCAGAGTCGAACCCTTCGATGCCCATACGCTCAAGGACCTTGCCGCGCACCTCAGCGGACCGCAGATCGCCCAGCAAGCCGTTCTGAGCCGCTTGCATGATCTTGCTGCGCTTGGCCGCCTGTGAGAAGTCCATGCCGATGCCTACACGCACCATCATGTCCTTGGCAGGGGTAAGAGACGACTTGGAGATGTAATAGCTCTCCATCTCGGAGTTGTCGCCCAGCACCTTGACCATCCGTTGCTCTTTCCAATACTTGGCTACGTTGAGCAGCTTGCGGTGCTCATGCTCGGCCAGTCCATTGCGCCACATCTTGATCGAAGGGCCAAAACGACGGAAAGCCTGCTCCTGTATGGCTTCGATGGCAGCGCCTGTCTCCGGCCCCGGCGGGATGTCGCCTGAGAGGACTTCTCTGGCCCCTGAGATCTCTTCCATGTCGCGCTGCATCTGTTCACGCTCATTGATGACTTGCTGCGGCACAGGGACGCCCTGGAGGCGCTCTGGCTTAAACCCACCCGATGTAGAAGGAGACCAGCGGACGACAAGGCCCGAACGACCGTCGATGTGACTGATCGCCGACCCTTCCGGCACCAACCACTGGTTGGATACCATCTGCTTGCGGTTCTGGATGAGGTGCGAGTCGATGCTGTTGATGCGCTTCTGTAGCGGTATCAGATCGCGGAACAGCGACTGACCCCAGAAGTTGCCCGGTATAGATCGGTATTTGATGTGGGTATAGGGCAGCTTGCCATCGCACGAGTCGAGCGGTCCCTTATGCAAGACCTCGCCGTTAGCGACGATCATCAGCAGACCCTTTTTCCAACGGGGGTCGGGGATATGCCTGAAGATCTTGACGAGGGCATGGTCGCGGTTGCGCTCGCGCTCGGGCTGGAAGTAGGCCTGCATCGCATGGCCATAGACGCCCGGCCAGTCCTCATAC